TACTATTATTACTTTTATTATTAATAGTATAAAAGAACGAAACGAGAACGAATATAATAGAACGAAACGAGAACGAATATTCGCGTATAAAGTTAATTATTACTATTTACTTTTTACTATTTTTTTTATAATCTTTTCTTAATTATCTTAATAGATTTAAATTTAATTATTTAAATTAATAGAAATTAGAAAGAGAGATAAATAAACGATACGACTATTAAAAACGATAAAAGTAAAATCGTAGAAAATAAAATAGCTTTATCTTTTAGAGAGTACGCGAATAGAAAAATTCTTTTTAGATTAGTAAATAATAAAAAGAGTAAATCTAAAAGTTACTCTATTTACGAAAAAGCTAAATTTTCTACTACTATTAAAGACGCGTTTAATAACGATTATAGAACGATAGACTTCGATTACGATTCTACGAAAAATAATCGTTTTAAAAAAGCGAATATACTAGTAGATATAAATTCTTTTTTAGATAAAAATAAAAAAGATTTATATTTAGATTTATTAAATTCGAATAAAGAGTTTATTAAATCGAATAAAGTATCTAACGAAATATTAGAGAATATTTCTTATTTCGAAAAAAGAATTAACGAATTAAAATAATTTAATCGTTAAGAATTAGAACGCGAGAATTAAAACTCTCGCGTTCTTTTTTTTTACGCGTCTATTTAATAAATTAAATAATAATAAAAATTAAATCTTATTTTTTAATTAGTAGATTTTTTAAATCGTATTAAGTTTAAACGAATTAAATCGTATAAAGTTTAAAAGCTTTTTGGAGACTACTATAGGTAGAGATATAGATACAGAGTAGAATGGCTTATATCCATATAAATTTTGTGTAAAAAAAATTTTTTTTCTATAAAATCTAGACAATGTCTTATTTAAATGCTAATGTTCCTCCTATATATTGTAAAATTAGAAAGGAGTATCTTTATGATCTTAAAAAACATCATGGAGAAAGCGAAGATTGTGTTATCTTCGGTATTGCGTCAATTACCGGCCGTGCCCTCTTATTTCATATCATGCTTCCGAATGGTGCGGTATACTATAGGTTGCCTATCTCGGCGTTTCACCAAAAATCTTTATCTAGATCCGAGGTGCCCGATATGTCAATTGACTCGCTTCAACTGTGGAACTGTTTTAGTTATTATCCTGCTATTACTACTTTTGATTTTCTAAGTAGTCAACATGGAAAATTCCTGGGCAAAGATAAAAAATTCTATAAAGGTAAGTATTTGTTTACTGTGGACTGGGCGATGCCAGAACCCAATATACTTGATACAGATCATAGCGAAATACCTCAAGAACATAAGTGTGCACATATTTTGGAACTTAGCAACGGTAATTATGCTGCTCAGCCTAATAATCGTATTCTGTGGCACATTCCTAGTTATACTACTGATAAGTCTTGGCCAGACTATAAAGTCCAAAATACAATTTGGGAAGTTGAAGGATCCGATTGGGTAACTGAAGATAGCGACAATATGTTTTATCAAATTGACAAGGGTACCAGTAGCTAAAAAAAATTTAACTTTACTTTTTTGTTTTCTTTTGTAATCTCCAGACCTCAACCCAACTAGGAGTGTAGTTATGCCTAAAAAGAAAAAGGAAGAAACTATCTCTGATATCATTGACAGAATAGAGGAAGATTTAGAGGCTATTAGAGATAAAGCCGAAGAAGATACTTCTTTTGACGATGATGAAGAGTTCGAAGACGAGGACGAAGAATAATTAAACATTTAGGTTTACCCTAGAGTTTAAACACTTTAGGGTAAGCTTATGACTATATCTATATTGCTTCCTACACGTAAGCGAGTTAAACAATTACAAAAATCCGTAGAATCACTGATCCACTGCGCTAGCAACCCTACTAAATTACAATTCCTCTTTGGCGTAGATGACGATGATAATGAAACTTTAGAATTTCTTAAAACTTCTAATTATCCAAATCAAAGTGTGTTAAAGTTTAAACGTCTAGGTTACGAAAATCTACACGTCTATAATAATTCTCTATGTGCATATGCTCAAGGAACATGGATCATGTTCTTTAATGACGATGCGATTATGAATACAAAAGCATGGGACGAAAAAATAGAGAACGTAAAAAGCTTTAAAGTTTTACGAATGAAAGAACAAACAAATCATCCTTATTCGATTTTTCCTATCTTTCCATGGGACTGGTTTCGCCTTCTAGATCATATTAGTTTACACGGCCAAAATGATGCGTGGATCTCTGAGATAGCTTATCTATTAAATATTATGGAAGATATCGATATCGAAGTAACACACGATAGAGCTGACATTACGGGAAATAATAATGATAGTGTCTTTCAAGAACGAGTGTACAAAGAGGGAAGTCCCGATACTCCAGGAGATTTACATCATAAAGATATGGTACAAAGAAGATTTGCAGATGCTAGTAAATTAGCGTGGTACTTAGAACGATTAGGACAATCTTCTTTACATTGGAAAAAAATTGTAAGAAAAGAGATAGAGCCATTTACTCTATTACAAGAAAAATTTAAAGCGTATAGAGAAGCAGGGGCTATTGGCGCTGGAAAACAGAATGCAAGAGACACAGATCAAAGAGAAACTAAAGTCGGCGATAGAACTATATCGTAGTACTCGTGATCCACGTGCAGCTGAAGTTATAGAACATCTTAATAAAATTTTATCAACCGCTAAAGCTCGTAAGAGCTTACTTCAATACGCTAAGCACGTCTATCCCGGGTACAAGGATCCTGCGCATATCCAACTCATTGCTAAACATTTAGAAATGTTAGAACGAGGAGAGATTAAACGATTAGCCGTCTTTATGCCACCACGACATGGAAAATCTATGTTATGTTCAGAATTCTTTCCCGCATGGTATTTAGGAAATAATCCTAACGAGTTTGTAATTCAATCAACTTACGCACAAGAACTAGCAGATGACTTTGGTCGTAAAGTAAGAAACCAGCTCGTGTCTCCTGATTTTAATCATGTATTTCCTCAAGTGGGATTACGTTCTGATTCAACGAGTGCGAAACGATTTCATACGATGCAGGGTGGAACTTACACCGCCGTAGGAGCAGGAGGAGCGATTACAGGAAGAGGTGCTCATTTATTAATTATCGATGATCCGATTAAAGGAAGAGAAGACGCAGAGTCACAAGTTCAAAGACGTAACTTAATCGAGTGGTATAAAGCAGTCGCTTATACACGATTACAACCAGGGGGAAAGATTATTATAATTCAAACTCGATGGCACCAGGAAGATTTAGCGGGTTACATTTTAAATGAAAGTGGAGAAGACTGGAAAGTATTAGACTTACCTGCAATTGATACTAGTGGTAATGCTTTATGGCCAGAAGCTTATTCGAAAGAAGATTTAGAAAAAATAAAAGCTACAGTAGGTAGTCGTGTATGGAATGCTTTGTATCAACAACAACCTACAAATGAAGAAGGTAGTATTATCAAACGAGATTGGTGGAATATCTATGAGGGAGATAAAATACCAACACTAAGTTATATCGTTCAATCGTATGATACTGCATTTAGTACAAGATCATCTGCTGACTTTTCTGCATGCACAACTTGGGGAGTATTTACAGCAAGAGATGAAAATAACGTGCCATACGCTGCAGCAATATTATTAGACGCATGGAAAGATAGATTAGAATATCCAGATTTAAGAAAAAAAGCACAAGATAGTTATAGAGAATGGATGCCCGATCAAGTACTCATAGAACAACGAGCAAGTGGTCAATCATTAATTCAAGATTTAAGACGAGGAGGTATTCCTGTAATTACTTATAGTCCCGATAGAGATAAGGTAAGTAGAACACACTCTGTAGCTAGTATGTTCGAAGGTGGATTAGTGTTTACTATGGACGAAGAATGGACTAAGAGTGTCATAGAGGAGTCAGCTCAATTTCCTTATGGAAAGCACGATGATATACATGATACATGTGTACAAGCTTTATTAAGAATAAGGGATGGATTTTTAATCACGCATCCAGATGACCCAGAGGACGAAGATTATGAAACAAGGAAACAACGTAGCGAAGTCAAACATTATTACTCTTAATATTTTACCTAAGAGTAAGCCTATTAGTGACGAAGCTTTATTAGCATTACACGATGATATTATATCTAATAAGTTAGTAGAAAATGCTATGGAGATTGCTAATAAAGTAGATATTAAAGGTTTTGCTTTAGTAGCATGGGACGAAAAGGGAGTTCCTTGTATATCTTGGCAAGTAGGCCACCCTAAAAATCCTATTAGCGAAATGATGCTTCCTACCTTTACACAATCTTGTTTTCAAGGTATAGTTAATAAAAAATTAAGTACACCGGAGGATTTAGATGGCTGATAGTATTAAAGAAGTTCCAGAACCAGAAAAGGATGTCTTTACAGAAGCTTTTGAAAAGATGAATCGTCAAGCGAAGTTATATGACGATATGAAAAAAGCTAATGAGAGTGGAACGAATACTTATTCTAAAATCAACCAAGCTGAAATTAAAAAAATGTCCAAAGGTGAACAGATTATGAAAATGTTAAAGGAGAAGAAAAAAAATGAAAAATAAAATTGGAGTAAAACAATATAGCGTTCAAGATGTTAAAGATGCTAATAAAAGATTTTATGATAAGTTTCCATCAGCGAAAGAAGATGCTGCTATGTTAAAAAAAGCAATGTTAAATCCAGAAGATGAAATTGTTAAAGTAGTCGATCAAGAAAAAGCTGATAGAGAAATGATGATGAAAAAATTTAAAATAGAAATAGAGGTTAAATAATGTCTGATAAAGAATTTAAAAAAAAATTTAAAGAAAAAATGGATTCAACAAGTAAAAAAGATGCAAAAGGTTTATATCCTGTTTCTGATAAAGATATCGAATACATAAAAACATCTACTTCTAAAGATGTAGACGATGATGGTTACGAAGAAGGTAAATCAAAAGACAGAGAAGTATCTGTAGAAGATTTACTTCCTGTTCCTGATAAAGATATTGAAACTTTAAAAAAGAGATTTGAAAAATGAAAATGACAGCGGGATCTGGTTCGGGAGAAGGTAGATTACAAAACTCAAAAATAACAGGAGCTAAAATGATGAAAAAGAAAAACATGAAAAAAGCTGATCTTAATAAAGATGGTAAGCTTTCAGGTTACGAAAAAAAAAGAGGCATGGCGATAGCTAAAGCTATGTCTAAGAAAAAAAAGAAAAAGAAAAAATAGATGGCTAAAAAAGCGGGAATAGTTTATACTCCAGCTAAGAAAAGAAAAAGACCAAGACGCCACTCTAAAAAACATCGTAACACTTATAGAGGCCAGGGAGGACTACATAAGAAATAATGGGACACGAAAATAATATTACTAAAAGTTATACACATAAAGGTAAAACTTATTATTATAATACTCCAGATCCAAAACATAAAACACCTGATGAGAGTTTACCTAAAGAATATGGTAAACAATATGATAATTTAGAAAAAGCGGTAGAAGGTGCAAAAACTATTTCAAAAAAATTAGATAAATATCCTCACAAACATGAAAAAGGTTATAAAGCTGCAGAAAAAGATGGATATACTCATACCAATAAAGCAAATTCTTTTAATGAAGATGGAGATATAGAGAAATAACAATGAAAAAATGTGGAAGTAAAAAATATGGCAAGAACAAGAATAAGACCAAAAAGAAGACGAGAAAATCCAATTAAAACTT